AAATATTAGAGTTTATAAAATAAAAATCATATGTCAGAAGTTAAAAATTACAACAAAGTTGTAGAGATTGCTAATAAGCATTTAGGTAAAGTAGGAGGAGATGGATACAAAGCTGTATACGATCCAGAATTATTAGTTGCTGTACCTCGTTATTTGAATAGAGAGGCTTACGGTATTGAAGAAAGTAAGTTACCCTTTGTAGGTGTAGATAGTTGGAACTGTTATGAAGTGTCTGCTATCACTAAAAAAGGTCAACCTGTAGCAGGTATGTTGAAGATAGTATGTCCTGCAGATACAGAATTCCACGTAGAGTCTAAGTCTATCAAATTGTATTTAAATTCTTTGAATATGACTCCAATGGGTGTAACTGCTGAAGAGTGTATTTTTGAAATAGAACAAACAGTATCTCGAGACCTTACAGATCTTTTAGGAGGGTTTGTTACTTGTACTTTCTTTGAAAACGATCATGATATTGAACATCAGTTCTTAGGGTATCAAGATTTATCAGGTATTGTAAACTTAGATGATATTGAGTTTACTGCATTCAAATCAGATGCATCACAGTTAGAGATTGCAAACACAGTATCAGGACCTGGAGTCCCTATGACAGTAAAATCCAACTTACTTAGAAGTAACTGTAGGGTAACTAACCAACCTGACTGGGGAGATGTTTACATCAATATTGAAGGAAATAATATTCCAGATGCAGCATCATTAGCAAAGTACATTGTGAGTCATAGAACAGTATCTCATTTCCATGAGGAAATCTGTGAGATGGTATTTACTCACCTTAGAGAAGCTTACAATCCAGAGAAGTTGATGGTAGCATGTCTATACACTCGTAGAGGAGGGTTAGATATCAACCCTATTAGAGCTACTCATGCAGATATGATTCCAGAATGGTTCTCAGATTCAGAAATGAGAATGAAGAAAACCTTACGTCAGTAATTATGAAACGACCTAAAAACGTAACACGTCTATTTGCAACTAAAGGAGACCGTGCAATGACCTTGAATACTGTTTACTTTATCAGAAAAGAACATGATATCTTAGTAGAGCATGTAGATTTAGTAACAGCAGATTTAGAAAGAGTAGGATGGGAAGTAACTCATTACTGTGATTAGTATGGAAACGAAAGAAGTATTTGAACTTATTGCTAACAGAGTACCTCCTGGAGACAGGTGGTCTCTTGTTGGTGATGATAAAGTTTACCCAAGTTTGACTGAAGCATTGAATGCATGGTCGATAAAAACTGGAGAGAAGGCTGAATTTAAGTTAGCACCTTTAGACAGTAAGTTATATGTTATTCGTACTGAGAAGTATGAACCAGAGATTAAGACTTACAACATTTATGGAGAAAGTTTCTAGATAAGTTGGATCCTACGAGTTCCTTTCTTATATTTAGGTATAGATAAAACGGTTATGAATAAGTTAGACATCCTAATTAGTAAGGTAAAAGAATGTAAAGATTTAGCATCAGAATTAGAACTAGACCCAGATCAAGTAAGCGGTCTGTTAGGTGAAGCAGTCGCACTAAAGATCATTAGAGAAGTCATTAGAGACCGTATGTACATACCTGCTCCACCTCGAGAAGATAATATTGACGGTATAGGGATGTTCGGAAGGTACTCAGTAAAGTTTGTTACTCCAAAGATGCACGTACTGAAGTCATCAGAACGAAATTTAATCAAACTACATTCAGATCTAAATTTTGATTTCTTATTAGTTGTATGTAATACAGGAGAAGTGTTTAATATTCCCCGGGAAGTGATTGTTAATAACAGCGAATTTAAGTTGATAGAGCGCCGCAAACGAAAGTTAATAAACTGGATGACAATGGGTAGCCGTAACAAGTACGCAATCCGTCCAACAAACGACAACTGGCAAACAATGATGGATAATTATTTAGTTTGTACTCTAAAATAATTTTACTATATTAAGTCTATGGCAATAGAAAAAAAGTATTACACAGTTACAGATAAGGAATCTGTAAACCTCCTTATTCAGCATATCAATGAATCAGACGTTCTTGCGTATGATACAGAGACAAACAGTCTGAATATGAGAAAGGGTAAGATAATAGGATTCTCAGTATCTGGAGATGTAGGAATAGGATTCTATTTACCTACTATGAAATGGAACACAGAAACTGAATCTTTAGATGAACTTGAGATAGAAGGAATAGGATGTCACTCTATTGCTAAGAAGATAATCTCTATGTTGATAGGAAAGAAGTTAGTGATGCACAATGCATCCTTTGACTGTCGATTTACTAAAAACTTTTACGGAGTAAACTTACTACCAAGTTTATGGGTAGAGAATCAGCTACTAGTTCACACTGTTCAAGAAGAAGGAACTGGAATGGGAGTATTTGGTTTGAAACCTTTAGCTATCTCTATCCAGGAACATATTGGATTAGATGTAGCAGATGCAGCTAATAAGGAACAAGTAGAACTAAAAGAATCCATCACTAACAATGGAGGTCAAGTCACTAGAGCTAATTATGAGATCTACAAAGCAGATATGGATATTTTATCCAAGTATGCAGCAGCAGATACGGATTTAACTTTAAGGGTTTGTTATTATTTTCTAGAGAGACTAAAAGAAGAAGGATTAGAGAAGTTCTTTTTTGAAGAAGAGGTAATGCCTCTTTACAGGGAAGTAACTATCCCTATGGAAGAGTACGGTGTAGATCTAAATGTAGAACTTATTGCAGAAACCAGAGAAGCTATCATCAAGGATTTAGATAAGAATAAGAAGATAGTAATGGATTCTCTTCTAGCTCTTGATGGAGGTAGAAGATGGGTTATTGATCATTCCTTGAAAGAGTTTCCTCCTAAGAACAAAGGTAGTTACGCTCAGAGATTATGTGAGTTGAAGTCTGCAGATCTTGCAAGAACTGGAAAAGGTAATAAGTATTCTTTTACTGTAAAGAATATTGAAGCAATGGAAGACTCTCCTCTAAAGGAGTTTTTACAGACTAATGATCTAACCTGTTTAGATGAGAAGGATGTAGTTAGAGTTTCCATGTCTTTATGGAAAGAGAAGAATGATAATGAGTATATCAATATTCAATCTAAGAAACACTTAGGAGCTATTGCATTTGATTACTTAGGTATCAAACCAATGACTCAGACCAGAAAGGGTCAAGATCAGTTTGATATGGATTTATTAGGTCATTTAGCAAAGGATCACCCTTGGGCTGAAAACCTACGTATTTATAATAAGTTGGTAAAGATCAAATCTGCTTATGTAGATAGATTTCACGAAGGACATGAAGATGGAAGATACTATTTCTATTACAAACAGAATGGTACTGTGTCAGGCAGGTACGGTTCTGATGCTCAACAGCTCCCTAAGCCTAAGGAAGAGGGTGAAGATGTACCAATCATCGTCCACTACAACAATCTTGTTAGGTCATTTCTTATCGCAGGAGAAGGAAGGAAGGTAATTGATGCGGATTATGAATCTCTAGAACCTCACTGTTTTGCTTCTGTATCAGGAGACAAAGGACTTCAGGATATTTTCAATAACGGTTGGGATTTCTACTCTACTGTTGCTATCAAGACTGAAAAGTTAGAAGAAGATAAAGTAAAGTATCCAAATGGAGTATCTCCAGATAAGAAATCTCCTATCTACTTGAAAGCATTAGATCCTGTAAAGAGAAATACTGCAAAAGCATATTCATTAGGTATTGCATATGGTATGGAATCTTATGCACTAAGTAGAGTGTTAGATGTAGATCAGAAAAAAGCACAAGAGTTAGTAGATGGTTATCTAAATGGATTCCCTCAACTAAAGCAGTGGAGAATAGACTCGAGAGAGCAAGTCAAAAAACATGGATACATAGTAAACAAGGTAGGTAGAGTTCGTCACTTACCGAAGGTGAAGGTTATTTATGAGAAGTTTGGAGATCAGATTATGGACTGGAGATTCCGAAAGCAGTTATCAGATCAGTTTGGAAAAGATAACGTAATGCAAGTCTACAGAGATTATCGAAACGGACTCAATAATTGTTTAAATTATCAGTTGCAGAGTCTCGCAGCAGCTGTTGTGAATCGAGCAGCAGTACAGATCAACAGAAAGCTGGAGGAGATGGGAGTAGATGGTAGAGTTCAAGCACAGGTGCATGATCAGTTGCTAATCAATGTACCAGAGCATGAAGCAGAAAGAGTAGCACCAGTTGTTCAAGAGATTATGGAGAACACTACTAAGTTAGAAGGAGTTACTTTGAAAGCACCACCTGAGATATCTGATAACTGGAAAGAAGGACATTAATGGCTAAACATACTTTACAGCAAACACATCAGGATTTATTAGGTCAGTATAATACTGAGAATGCAGATGTTATTTTAGAGAACTATAACTATGTAGTTCAAGGAAAGAAGGTACAAGATCCTTTTGCAGGACAGTGGCATTTATTAGACTGGGCAGAAAGAGAAGGAGCATTATCCTCCAGAGGATATGATATTGAACTTTTAGATAATAGAACTGAGTATAATAATTACTTTCAATCTCCAGTAGAAGTAGGAGAAGGTGAGGTAGTGGTTACTAACCCTCCCTATCTTTCTAAGAACAGGAATAAGAAAGGGGATAGAACTCCTTATGACAGGTACAATCAAAATGATTATTACAAGTGTTATTTAGCAAGTATTGTAGAGACTAAAGCAGAAGAAGTAATAGTTATCATTCCTGGTAACTTTCTATGTGAGTCAAGAACTAAAGCAAGAGAAGCTTTATTCAAAGACTATTACATTCAGAGTGGAGAGTACTGGACTGAGAGTATCTTTGATGGAGTAGAGATCAGTATTTGTACTTTACATTTGAAGAGAGGGAAGAAACCTTACCAAGAGTTTCCAATATTACAGAGACCTTCAGGTATTAGTTTTGAGATGAAGTTATTACCAGAGAACGGATACAGACATGGAGAGGACTTTTTTAGAGAGATATCAGATACAGAATTAGTAGATATAAAGAAGGTAGAGATAGGAGATAATATACCTAACACTAACATAGTGGTATCCTTATTAGATAAAGGTAAACATGGATTAGGATTGTATTACAATACAGGAGAACCTATCTATTGTAGTCCTTCTTCCTTCACTACTTATCAGATCTCTTTACCTTTTACTTTGACTGAAGAAGAACAGAAAGAGGTAGTAGAAACTTACAATAGGATTCTGAATACTAATAGAGAGAAGTATCATAGTATGTTCTTAGGATTTTACATTGATGCAAAACAGAGGATAATGAATAGGACTTTTGTCAATAAACTTTTGAGTAAGGTACTATTTAGTATAAGGAAAAATGAATACTAAGAGTCTAGCACATTTTATCTGGATAGGAGGTACAAAAATACCACCTCTATATCAGAGATGTTTTAATAGCTTTACAGAAAAACATCCTTATTGGGAGGTTAAGTTATGGTTACAAAAGGATGTAGATAGAGTTATAGAAAGATCTCCTTATAAGGATTTGTTCAATAGATATACATCTTTTATCAATAGATATAACTTTGTGAAGTATCATGTGTTAGCAGAAGAAGGAGGTTGGTTTGTTGATATGGATATAGAGTGGAAACTAAACATTGATCAAATATACACAGACATCCTCAAAGGCTCAGAGAAGTTTCCTCAGATGTTTGTACCAGTTAGAAGCTTGCCAATGCTTCCTATCACAGATAAAGCAAATGATGATATGTTGATTTATGCTGAGAAAGGATTGATGTGGAACTTGATTGAGTATATTAGCAAAAGAAATGATATAGATGAGAGTAAAAAGTATGAACCTTTCGGACCAGTTTCACTATCTCAATGGTTACACAAGAGTGACATATCCAGAGAATATCTTTACGAAAACCAAATACAAGTAAACGGATATTACTGCAATCATCACAATGGACAAAGTTGGAAATATTATTAGGAGCTATTTATTATGAAGAGAGCAGGGACCTCTTAAAAAAGACTTACCAAGAGGGAGTCGGGTTATTATTTTACTAACATAAATCTAAGGATTATGACATTTATTCAACGAGGAGTCGATCCGTTCGACATTTTAGTTCGCAACTTTTTCAACAGCGAACATCACTTTGCACCACTCATGGATGCAAAGATTCAACACCCAGTAGACATTTTTGAGAACAAGGAAGGACTGCATTTTGAGATTGCATGTACCGGACTTACAAAAGATCAGGTAGAGATCAATATTGAAGCTGATGTTTTGAGAGTTTCTTACACTAAGAGTAAGGAAGAAGAAAAAGAGAACAACTACATTCACAGAGGTGTAGCAAAGCGTTCTTTTAATTTAGGTTACAAGATAGCTCCTAAGTTTGACTTAGGAAATGCTAATGCAGAAATGAAAAACGGTTTATTGAGAGTATCAGTACCATTTGCTGATGAAGCTAAACCAAAAGTTTTGAAAATTAAATAGGTTATAAGTTGGTCCCTGTCTCTTTTTTTCTTATATTAAATAATATCAATACAGATAAAAGTTATGAGTAAGAATTATTATGAAATGCCGTACGGACCTTGGAAAGGTCAAAACCTCTATAAAGTAGTTGAAAGTACTGAAGGGAACACCTATGTAGCAGGCTGTATGCGAGGGTTGAGGAATGATTTATATGAAATGAGCAATGGTTCCTGGACAGTTCCTTTTGGTAAGATGAAAGGAATAATCTTCAGAGACCTTTCAGAAAGTTGGCAGAACTACTTTAAGACTAATACTCAAGAAAGATCTGATCACTACTCTAAGGCTATGTCCTTAGTAGATAATAATAAAAACAGCAAGTTGACACCTACTGATGTTATGGATAAGGACCAAATCCTAGATCTAGTAAGAGATACAGTTGGGTTTCATTATGCTAGGACATCTTTCGGTCCACTAGTAAGTGAGTTTCGAAAAGAAACAAAAATCACCCTTATGCATGCTGTAGGTAATAAGAAAGTCCCAGGATATCCTCAACCATTTTCATTATTCCTAAAAGACGAAGTAATGAAATTTGTTGATTGGGTTGTAGAAAAGAAAGGCAAAACATCCTACAAGTTTTTTTAATATAAGTTTCAAAAATAAGATTAAGTAAATAAGTTATGCCAAAAGGAAAAGCAAAAGGTTTTAAGAAGTCAATGGTCACTCTACGTGACTCTGTCTTAGGAGAGTATTATGTTACTCAAGATGACACTCAGTACACTTTGATGAAAGAAGGAAATACTATCCCATTAGGATACTTCTCTCATTTATCTGCAGTATTGAGTAAAGTATCTAAATTGAGATTAGTAGAAAAGAACTCTCAACAAGATTTATCTATTCAGGAGTACTTGGATAGTTATTCTGATATTTCAAAAGAGATCACAAATAAATTTAGTATATGAAACAGTTAGTACCTTTGAACGACAGGGTTTTGATAAAACCTATTGATGAAGGAGAACAGATGTACGGGAGTATTATCGTTGCGGACATGGGTAAAGAACGTCCAGAGATGGGAGAGGTTATTGCTGTAGGTCCAGGACGTATGTCTGAATATGGAAAGTTTATTACTACTGGAGTAAACGTAGGAGATGTTGTAATGGTACCAAAGATCGGTAGTATTAGAATGGAGTGGGAAGGTGATGAGTATTTTATTACTCCTTTCAGAGAGATTCTATGTGTAGTAAAAGAGACTTATAAACCAGAAGACGATCACGAATTAATTTAATATGAGCAACCAAATAAAGTTTTCAGAAGAAGCAAGAGAGCAGTTACTAGCCGGAGTAGAGAAGCTAGCAAACGCTGTAACTGCGACTATGGGTCCTAACGGACGAAATGTTATTATCGAACAATCTCAAGGTATGCCTGTCTCTACTAAGGACGGTGTAACTGTTGCTAAGGCAATAGATCTTGAAGATGTTATGGAGAACATAGGAGCACAGTTAGTAAAGCAAGCATCTATCAAGACTGCAGATCAAGCAGGAGATGGAACTACTACTTCTACCTTATTAGCTTCTGCTTTACTAAAAAGAGGAATGTCTGCAATCTCTGATAAAGAGTGTAATGCAGTACAGGTAAAGAAAGGAATAGAATCAGCAGCACAACAGGTAGTAGCTTTCTTAGATGAAGAATCAGTAGAGATTACTGATGAAGAGCAGTTGAAACAAGTAGCTACAATCTCAGCAAATAATGATGATGAAGTAGGTAAGTTGATCTCAGCGGCTATGGATAAAGTAGGTAGAGATGGAGTTGTTACTATTGAAGAGTCAAGAACTGGAGAGACTTATTTAGAAGTTGTAGAAGGTATGCAGTTCAATAGAGGTTACAAATCTCCTTACTTTGTTACAGACAACAATACAATGACTGCAGTACTGAATAAACCCTTAGTATTGATAGTAGATAAAAGGATTACTGCAGCGAAAGATCTTTTACCTATCCTTGAAGCATGTTCTTCAAAGAATAAGTCTCTGTTGATTATCTCAGATGATATTGATGGAGAAGCATTATCTACTTTAGTAGTAAATAAGATGAGAGGTATTCTTCAGGTAGTAGCAGTAAAAGCTCCTGAGTTTGGAGATCGTAAGAAAGCTATGATGGAAGATATTGCTATCCTGACAGGAGGTACAGTAGTGAGTCCTGAGAAAGGTATGCGATTAGATAAGTTCAACTCTGATTGGTTAGGATCTGCTCGTAAGGTAGTTATTGGTAAAGAAGAAACTACTATTGTAGACGGAAAAGGAGAGACTGAGAAACTTGAAGAGAGATTAGAAGAGATCAAGTCTTTGGTTGATAATAGTAAATCACCTTTCGAGATTGAAACTTTACAGGACAGATTAGGACGATTGATAGGAGGAATTGCAGTAGTGCATGTTGGAGGTCATTCTGAAGTAGAGATGAAAGAGAAGAAGGATCGTATTGAAGATGCTTTACATGCTACCAAAGCAGCATTAGAGGAAGGTATTCTACCAGGAGGCGGAACTGCACTCTACAGAGCAGCACAATCTTTATCTGAAGATGAATCAGAAACTGATTTTGGAAAAGGAAGACGTATCCTAGCAAATAGTATTTTAGAACCTCTACAGACTATTCTAAAGAATGCAGGTTATAATGCTCACGGACTTATTCAGGTAATGAATATGATTGATGATGAGGATAGCTTCTGGATGGGATATGATTTATCTCAATCAAGTATTGTAAATATGTTAGAGGAAGGTATTATTGATCCTGCTAAGGTAACGAGATTAGCATTAGAGAATGCAGTATCAGTTGCAGGAACAGTCATGGTAACTGAAGCAGTAGTTTCTAACATCAAGAAAGAAGATAGTAATGAAGGAGTAGATCTTTCACAATTTATGTAATATGAGTAGAATATCAGCAAAACAAAGATATGAAGCCTACAGTGAATGGTTGGAATGGTTCAATATTCAGACAGGTAGAGTAAAGAAGACCACTAAGAGAGAGGTGAAGAATAACACTAAGGATAGATCTCATAAAGTAAATGTGGGAGGTTTCCGTAAAAGAAGTAAGTAATGTCACTATTTGAAGGAATAAATCTCAACGGAAAAAGAGGAGAGGATGAGTCTTACCAAGATTATAAAAACAGACAAAAAACAAACACCATCCTTCTTAAAATATTCAGAACTCAAGGAAGTCCAACCTGCTGGCAAATATTCCCAGACGGTTTCAAAGCATCCTTGAAGGAAACAGAAAATAAGATAAATGATGCCACAATTTAAATCAGGAGAGACTGTTATTGTAAAGGAAGGTTTACATCAGGGAAAGAAGTTAAGAGTTGTAGAGGTAAAAGGATCAGTTTTACTTTTAGAAGACTTTGACGGACAGACTACTGAACTTTTTCAAAACCAAGTCCGTAAGGGAATGTTACTCGGATAATGGGAAGAGGTATCAATGATTCAGACTTAGGTTATTACTGGGATGATCAATGGAATGATACTTCCCCATGTACTAATCACTCTCGTCAACAGGATGAGGATGAAAAAGAATCTGAAAAAAAGACTACAGAATAGTTGGATCGTATTGTTTTTTTTCTTATTTTAAGAGTAAGTTAGAAAGATAGATATAAAGGTTATGAAAGTAGTTAGAAGTTTTGTTTGTAGTTTGACAGGAGACAAGATCAACATTGTAGAAGTAGACGGAAAAGAGATCGCTCTTCTTGATGGACAGAGGTTTACTGAGGATAAGGATATTCCTGGATTCGAAGGAACGAAAGAGAGTTTAGATAATCTTTCTATCTTCAAGTAGACATGATACTTGAACCTGATTACTCAGCATACTGGAGTTACAAGTTTTATTACGACTTCGCTCTGTATGAAGAAACTTCTACAGAAGTAGGATATGATGAAGATGGTAATGAGTTACCGTTTTAGGATATAGGAGGGGAGTAAAACGTAAAGTCCTAAGGATACTATCGACGGATAGCTTAGGTAGGGACTCTGATGCTGTAAGCGCGCTAAAGGAGTGAAGCCCCTCAAATATGCCCCTATAGCTTAACTGAATAAAGCAACGCACTTCTAATGCGTAGAGTCTAGGTTTGAGTCCTAGTGGGGGTACAAAATGAGAAAAAAACCAATAAGGAAACCTCATACAGAGGAGACTAAGAGAAAGATTAGAGAAACTAATCAAAAGAGAGCTCAAGAAAGAGGTCCGGAGTGGAATGAGATGATGAAAAGAATCAACTCAAATCCTGAAAAGATCGCTAAAGTAAAAGAGACTTGGAGAAAGAAAAGAGAAGATAGATGGGATTCCCTTTACCCATCTACTGCAAAACATTGGTACAAGGAAGAAGTGGGAGAGAGATGTGAGATCTGTCAAATAGAGGAATGGAATGGTAAGAGATTACCTCTTGAAGTTCACCACTTAGATGGGAACAATAAAAATAACAAAAAAGAAAACCTTCAGGTACTATGTCCCAACTGTCACGCACAGACGGATTCTTGGAGAAAAAAGAAGTAGAATAGTATGGAGTTTTTGATTGGATTAGGAATAGTATCTTTACTGGTACCTTTCTTCTTATTAGTAGTTTGGTTACTAAAGTTATTACCATCTGAGTTTTCTTTTGGAATAGTAACCATAATGTTATTTGGAGATGGAGCAATATCAGCAATCTGGTATTATGGAGGTACTCCTTTCATTGAAAACATTCCAGTATTCAAGTTAGGTATTGCAGTAGCATTTGCAGTAGTAACAGTTTTCAAGGTAACTTACCTGGTAGTAAATCCTACCACAAGGGAGTTACTAAACTTTAAATAGAACGCAGTCAGGTAGCTATCAGTTGAGTACTGAAAGGAGAGGATTTAGGTCCTCTCTGACTGGCTCTTTTAAGGTATTCATCATCTTCCAGTAAACCCTTTTTTATAAAACTAAACTATGTAATAGTAGCAAATAGATTTATATTATGAAAAGAATGTTTACATTTGCAGCAATAGCTGCCTTAGTCTCTACTTCTTGTGAGACAACTCCTCCAGTAGAGAACAAAGACAAGATTATTACTGGATTGATTTCTGAAGATACTTACTGGTATGCTGATACAGCTTATGAGATGGCTGGTAAGGTAGTAGTAAAAGAAGGAGTCACCCTCTTCATTGAAGCTGGGACAGTAGTAAAGGCTAGAGACGGTCAAGGCTCTTTATCAACTGCATTGATTATTGCTCAAGGTGGAAAGATTCAGGCAACAGGTACTACTGAAGCACCAATCGTATTTACTTCCATCTACGACAACGGAACTAACTTAGATGAGACTGATATGGGACTCTGGGGAGGTATTGTTGTATTGGGTTATGCACCAATCTCTGCTGATGCAGCTACAGCTTTGGTAGAAGGCTTACCAGCCAACGAACCATTTGCAGTCTACGGAGGTAATAATATTCACGATAACTCTGGAGTATTGAAATACGTATCAATCAGACATGCAGGTACTTTGTTAGGAGATGGCAATGAGCTAAATGGACTAACTCTAGGAGGAGTAGGATCAGCAACAGTGATCGATAACATTGAAGTAGTAGGTAACTTAGATGATGGTATTGAATTCTTTGGAGGTACTGTAAATGCTTCTAACCTATTGGTATGGGCTCAAGGTGATGATGCATTTGATATCGATCAAGCCTATGCTGGTACTATCTCAAACTTTGTAAATGTAGAAGGTACAGAATCAGATCATGCTTTAGAGATTGATGGACCAGAAGGCAACTATACTGATACCTTTGTGATGAAAAATGGAATACTAATCTCAACAGACGGAGTAGAGGTTCACATTAGAGATGGAGCAGAAGGTACCGTGAGTTTTAAAGGTGCTGCTAATATTGTAGCAGACTCAGGTACTGCTGTAACAGTAACACTCCTAGATGAAATAGTAATGCCAGACTTTACTTGGACATTTACTTCAGCACAAGGAGCACTGTAAAAATAAGCTACATATTTTATAAAAGAAAGAGCAACTAACAATTGCTCTTTTCTATTTATTTATATGACAAAGAACTTATACTTAGTATTACTACTATGTATGTTCTCCTCTAAGTTATACTCACAAAGTTTTATTCAATCAGTAGAGCACGGAACTTACATTGATAACAGATTAGTACTCCCCTACACTCAGTTAAGTATTGCTTTCACATCTGGGCTTATTTTTGAAGCAGGAGTATTGAACTTACCTGACGCAATAAATCTTCGTTTCAATCAAACAATACAAAACAGATCAGGTAACCTAAGTTATTTGATAAACAACATAGAAGAACCTGTTCACTATAGAGGTCGTCCTAGAGATGTTGAATGGTATTTGTATTTAGGATCTCTTTACAGAATAGGAAGGTACAGGATAATACCACAGTTAGGACTCACAACCACTTATTATTTATCTGGAAAGGTATCTCAGTATTACAGAGTTCTCAGTAATCAAGGAACATTTGTAGATTTAGGAATACATTATCAACATAGAAACAAGTCCCACTACATCTTTTTTGGATATTCCTGGGGATTAGAGTTGGATCCTATCAGATAATTTCTTATTTTAAGATAAAGAAATAGTTATGGAGATTTTAGAGTATGATAAGCATGATACCTGTCCTTACAAACCTTTGCATACTGAGGAGTGGTTAGAGAAGTTTTTCAAAAAGAACTTCAACAAGATGACTTACAATAGGTTTATGTGGTGGAAGAGTTACACTCCTAAGACTAAGCCTCTACCTAATACTGCTTCTTTTCATGCTAAGGTTATGAATGGTGATTTTGATTTATCTTCTCATAAGTTTGAAGCAGAGATAGTAGAGCATAGATTGAGAAAGAAGTGGAAGAAGCATTACCCTGAGATGACTGAGTTCTTAGAAGATGCAAGAATGGATATTGCAAGAAGAAAAAGGTTACTTGAAGATCATGAAAAAGATGAGAATAAGAAACTAGATACCTTCTTCAGAGCTGCAATGAAAACCTTCAATGTGAGTAAGAAAGAGATAAATGAGACAATAGACTCTTTTGGTGGAGATACTATTGAAGAACTTTATATTCACTTCCAGAAAAAGTTAGAAGATTCACCTTACTAAATGTAAACCCTAGATATTTATTTATATAATCAATCAAAAACAAACAATTATGTTAAAACGTTTATGGAACTGGTTACTCGGCAAGACCACTATTGATGAACAAATCGTAGAAAAAGTCGACAATGCAAAAAGAACTATTACTGCCGTAAAAGCAAAAGGCAAGAAAGTAGTAGAAGAAATCAAAGATGTAGTAGAAGCAGTACAGGCTCCTCTATTTGAAGGCAAAGTAACTAAGAGTAAGTTACGTGAGTTGAAGAAGTCAGAGTTACAGGCTCACGCTAAAGCTGAATTCAAAGAAGAGTTTGATGATTCAGTTACTAAGTCTAACCTAATCAACAAAATCTACGAACTGCATAAAGAAGCCAAATAATGGATCAGCAGTTAAATATAGGTTTTGATCAAACTACTCCGGTAGTATGTGATAGTTGTGGTCATATGTATTTCGAACAAGCTCTTCATATTAGGAGAGTTTCTGGAATACTGACTGGAACTGGATCTCCATCTTTCATGCCCATTCCTGTCTTCAGTTGTAAGTCATGCGGGCATATCAACACAGAGTTTTTACCTAAAGAAATGAATACAGTAGAAGATGGAGATGGATCAGGAAAAGTGGAAGTACAATAAAAGAGGTACAGTAAATCCCAAAAGGATTTTCCAAGGACTTCAGGATATTATTTACAGAGATGTAGAGGAAGATAGTGTTACTGAAGAAGAAAAAGATGAGTAGTAGAAAAAAAGGAGGATTTAGGTCCTCCTTTTCTATTTATTAGAATAAAATATATTATGAAGACACCAATCTCTTTTGAACAGTTCGCAAAAGACCCGGTAAAAGGTTTATTGTTTATGGTTATCGTTGCAATCAGTTATCTGTACTTCGATATCAAATCCAACTATTCCTCCCAGGTAGACAAGTGTGACGTAAACGTCATAGAGCTCAATGATAAAGTTGACTTGCTCACAGAGCATGTTCGTAGGAGTGATTCTACTTTAGGTTACATGATCAGTAAAGTAGAGATGTTGCAAATAATGCAAAATGGAAAGTAATAAAGTTCTAGTAATAGGAGCAATTTGTATTGTAGGTCTTACCTCGATACTTGCAGACGTAAAAGAACCTGTGAAGTTGAAGGATGCTGAATTAACAGCATTACTGAAACGTTCAGAGGAGTTATTGCAAGAGGTTACATTAGTAGCTCAACAAGTTGATCAAGCTGCCAACGAGCAGGTTGTATCAATGAAGGAGAGCATTGAACAACTAATCGAGGAAAAAGAAGAGTTACAAAATGAAATCAAGCAAGTTAAAGATAGTATTACTAGTAACATTATTGATGCAGCACCTTTCGAGTTACAGCCAATCTTACCCGACTCAGAGGATAGAAGGTAAGGACACGGTAGTTGTAATGACCCTGCAGCAAGCAAAAGACATCAATGACGTCTTTGCAACACTTAGAGAACAAAAAGATTCTCTAATAACTTATGTAGATACTGTTACAGTGACTGTACAGAATGTAACTGCAGAGTTAGAAGAAGTAAAGAAAGAAAAAGAAGTAAAGATACAAGAGATACAGGAGAAGTCTGCTGAAAGTGAAAAGAAAGTAAAAGGTAACAAGAACAAACAACTTATTGGTGTTGTTGTTTCTCTTACGACAATTATTCTAAGGTGGATAGCTCTTGAAGGATTTTTAATGATGTAAGATCAAAACTATGAAAAAAGGTTTACTACTATTTTTATTATCTATTGTTCCATTTTTAGGTTATGGACAAACACCAGGAACTGGTTGGTTTGAGATAGAGTTAGAATTCGGAGGGTTTACCTCATCTAATACTCAAGGAATTGTTATTACTCAGGGCAGTGATACTCTTTACGAAGCATACTGTACTCCTGCTAATCAAGCAAGATATCGTTATACGATAGTAAATGCAGATACTGGAGATATTCATGTAGAGCTAAAAAGTGCTTACAGTTATGGTTGGTACAGTTACTATTTCCAATCAGACTCTTACCTTAGTATTAGAAACTACACTCAAGGTGATCTTTTAAGTCTAACCAAACTTGATTTTCAAAACAACAATATAGACTGGGTAGGGTCCAATCCAAACTGGTCTTATGATACTGTTGTAAATCTTCTATCACAACCACCACCCTTTGCAGGTTGTATGGATACTTTATCTTCAAGTTACGATACCAATGCTAACATAAGTAATGGACAATGTGCATATCCTGTAGACTTTGCAGTAGATATGAATTCTTATCCCGATACCTTTTCTCAAGTCTATGTAAGTGGACAGTTCAACAGCTGGAGTGGTATTTGGGATTCTTTAGCTGACCCTGATGGTGATGGTATTTGGACAGGTACAATAGACATTGGAAACAATCCAGGGTGGTTATGGAAGTACTCAGTTGATAATTGGGCAGATCAGGAGTTACCTTCAGATTTATTAGGAGGAGCAAACCCTTATGCTTCTTGTTTTCTATATGACCCAGTAGGACCTTTTGCAAACAGGGTATTAGAGGTAAATGGAGCACCAGTAGTATTAGATACTAACTGTTGGGAGAAGTGTTTAGACTGTGCAGATGTTATTGGATGTACTGATAGTACTTCTTCTGAGTTTAATCCTTGGGCTACTATTAGCGACGGTCAATGTCAAGGAAGTAACTTACCTACTCTAGCTCCAGGAGAGACTTATCTTGAAATAGTATTTACTCCTGACAACTACGGAAGTGAATCAAGTTGGATTCTGTATGATGATAATGGAGCAGTTGAAACCAAAACACAAGGCACTTACTCAGGAGCTACTCCAGGTATTCCAATCTCTTATTACATTCCTGTAGATACTAACATCTTAGTTGATATTGTAATCAACGATACTTATGGAGACGGTCTAAACGGTTCTTTATATGGAGGAACAGTTGATGGTAACTTAGAAGTATTTGATTGTAGTGGAAACAAGTTATTTAGTTTAGCAGATAGTGTTGCTTCAAGTAACTTTGGATACCAATACACATCTCCTCAGTTCAACACAGGAAGTGTTTGTTTGAGCGGACCAGCACCTATTCCAGGCTGTACTGATCCTTTCTCACTAAACTACAATCCTAATGCAACAGTAGATGCTACTCCTTGGTCTCCAACTAATACAGTAAACCTAAGATCTCTAAAAACACATAACGGAAATGGAACTTCAGGAACTGGTTACAGTGGTAATGCCAATACTCATTCAGAGTTTGACAATATGGTCAACCTTAGCTCTAGTGGAACTACCTTGTATTTAGATACAGCAGTAGATATTTTAAGTCTTCAAGGTCCAAGAGGAATTGGATCATGGGATCCACCTAGATGGGGTAATGAAAGTTTTGCAATCATTTACACAGGTTGGTTTAAACCCAATGAAACAGGAAACTACGCATTTAGAACCAGAACTGATGACTCACACGAGTTTATGATCAAGGGTCTTGGTTACACTAATGATATCGTCACTAAACATTACGGATTCAATACTTGGAATACAAAAACCAATGTTTACTTAGATAGTGCTACATGGTACGAATTTGAAATAAGAATTCAAAACAATGGTGGAGCTTACGGAGCACAGTTTGAATACAGGGTACCAGGTGGTACTTCTTATAATCAACTAGCACCTAATAATCCCTTTGGTGAATGGTCTGCAACTAGTCCTGATACCTCAGTAAACAATCTTCTATGTGGAGATCAGAGAATAGTAGGATGTACAGATTCAACCTCTTTCAACTATGATCCAAATGCTAACACCAGTGAAGTTATCTTTGGTGATTACACTCTGAAGATTTATGATGGTCAAGCAAATGGATGGGGTGGAACTTGGTTAGGTATCAAACAAGGTGATTGGTTATCTCCTCAATATCAGATAGGACCTAATGATGGTTTTGATCTAACTTTTGATGTACCTTTAAATATTTATGAACCAATAGAGTTATACTTGTACACTACTCCTCAATCTCAGAACTCTATTGCACAAGTTGCATACACGTTATACGGACCTGAAGGCGATACTATTGTAGATGTTCCTTACTGGGGAGCACAGTCTTTACAGTTCCCTATCATTCAATCTCCAACTGCACAACCTACATTTGGTGATGTTTGTATTGAAAAGATATTTGGATGTACAGATACTTCAGCCTTCAACTTTGATCCTTTAGCAAACACTTTAGATAGTTCTTGTATCCCAGTAATAGTAGGATGTATGAATCCTTTATCTTTCAACTACGACTCGACTGCTAATGTTTCAGGAACTTGTATTCCTATTATTGTAGGATGTTTAGACAGCACTCAATACAATTATGATTCTACAGCTAACACAGCAGGAACTTGTATTCCCTTTATTTATGGGTGTACAGACTCAACCCAATTCAACTACAGTCCATTAGCGAACACTTCGGATAATTCTTGTATTCCGTTTATCTACGGCTGTACGGATCCAACTTCATTCAATTACGACTCTACTGCCAATGTAAACAATGGAACGTGTATTCCTACTTTATATGGCTGTACTGATTCAACTTCATTCAACTACAATCCTTTAGCAAATACAGATAATGGATCTTGTATTCCTAAAGTGTACGGATGTACTAATGTAAATTCAATCAACTACAATCCAGTAGCAAACATTGATGATAGTACTTGTATCCCTATTATTTACGGATGTACGGATACAGCAGCACTAAACTACAATCCTTTAGCAAACACAGATAACGGAACTTGTATCCCTAAAGTGTATGGATGTACAGATCCTAATTCATTCAATTATGATCCAACTGCTAATGTAAATCAAGTATCAATAACGGATCCTTCTAACCCTTGTATTCCTTTCATTTACGGATGTACTGACTCAACAGCAGTAAATTATGATCCTTTAGCAAACACAGATAATGGATCCTGTATCCCTTCTATCTATGGATGTATCGACCCTGCAGCACACAACTTCGACCCCGGAGCAAATGTATCAGATAGTTCTTGTGTTTATGATGCAGGATGTATTACAGGACCAGGTAATCCTTATTGGTTGAATGATCCATGTTATGCTTGGGTGATTGATGTAGACGAATACTGTTGTACTAACTCTTGGGATCCAGACTGTCAAGCGTTGTATGACTACTGTGGTAACGTAAGCGGTACCTTAGACATAGAAGACTTTACTTTCAATAGTATTGTAGTTTATCCTAATCCAACAACAGGGAATCTAACCATCAGAACCACCTTAGACATTACTTACAGTTTATTTGATTTTACTGGAAGAGAGGTACTCAAAGATCTAAATGAAGAGGTAATAGATATTACTACTTTACCTAACGGAGTGTATTTCTTATCTATTAGACATCACGAGAAAGTGTTCAATAAGAGAATCGTAAAAGAAGACTAACATGAAGAAGTTATTATTACTTTTAGTTTTACCATTTACTCTACTCAGTCAGAGTGTAGAGAAGGAGAAGAGTCCGATATGGACTAATGTACAGAAGAATCTAAACAGAACTCTCAAGTTCTCTACCTTCTATGCTGCTTACAATGGTAACAATTCTATTTCAGATATCACTACTTATTCTGTAACAGATGGATTAGAAACCAGTACTACAGTTACTCCTTATGATTACTCTGCAGTATTTGGTATTAGAAAGATTCAGAGATTTGGATATGAACCAAATATTCAGAATAGATTCAAGAATGGTACTGAGAACTCATTCTCTGATGCAGCAACATTAGGAAGTAAGTCAAGAGGTTTTGAGTACTTATTTGAATTTGATTACAGAAGACAGCAAGGTAAAGAGTTTCTAAACCAAGATCATTTTGTCAGATACATCTCAGATTACTACGTACTAAAAGTAGAGTACTTAGAAGATGGGTTTGCAGATATCGGTTACTTTGAAGCCTCACAAAGATACAGACAGAAGTTCAATAGGAAGTTCTCTTTGAATGCAGGTTCAATGCAACGTATTTCTGAACCTTATGGATTTGATCCATTTGCAGAGGTCATGAGACCTGATGGAAGTATTCCTTGGATGAAGATAGCTACCGATATGGGGTACAACTGGAACACGTTAGGGTTAGGAGATGTGTACACTAATCCTAATGGTGAGATAGTAGCAAACAGTACTGCAGTATTTGAAGAAGTAGTAGTACCTCAGATACTCTCTCAGTATGCAGCAGATCAAAGAAACGCTTTACCTAATAAGTGGGAATATTCTTTAGTAGCAGGATTTGATTACTATCATTACTCTAAGAAGTTCTGGTTACATTCCTGGGCAAATGTTTTACCTTACCATATTGACACAGACGACGATTACAGTTATCATAAGTTCAATAACGGACAGTGGATAGACTATTCAGGAGGTTTGATCTTTGGATACAGGTTCAATAGATCGTTAGGTATCTTTGCAGAAGGAAGATATCATAAGTACTGGAATAGAAGTTGGTACGAATTTTCAACAGGTATAAATTTTATTATTTTATAAGTTATGGCAAAGTTAGACGAAGGAACACAGATCACATTAGATCTAAAGACAATAGGTATTATCCTATTCTTCGTAGCTACAGTTATTGGAATGTGGTTTACTCTACAAGCTGACATAAAAGAAGCAGCAGAACTACCAGTTCCACCAGATCCTGAAGTATCAAGGATGGAGTTTGACATGAAGGATCAGATGATTCGTCAAACTATTATGACAACTCAAGGAGATGTAACTGAGATCAAAGAAGACCTAAAGCGTATTGAAGAGAAGTTAGACGACCTAAAGTAAAGCTTATGAAAAAGATTCTATTATTGATATCATTTCTATTACTATCTACCCTTGCAAAAGGACAGGTAAGGGTTATTCATTTCAATGCAGGATGGAACGAAACCAACAATGTACCTTGGATAGAGGATCTTTCTGATTGTGAGTTAGAGTTTGTTGATATTGCAAAGAAAGCAAACCTTCAAAAGAGATATTCTATTGTAGTAGTTCCTACTATTGTTATTCTTCAGTTCGATGAAGAGACAAAAAGGTATCAAGCAGATCTTAGTTTTAAGTTAGCTGCAACTAAAGAAGAGGTTCAAGAGTACATTGACGAACTTATTCTGAGTGGATTCTAAAAAATCTCTATTCCACTCTTATTCCTTTCTATTTATTATCAATAAGTTTCACTAAAAATGTTGCAATATGTTTAAGTATCTAAACAAACGAATTATGGCTTTCAAGGATATGTTCAAGGACGATAATGACGTCAACGAAAAAAATGTAATAGGATTTCTATCATTTGCAGTAATGGTAATCTTCGCAGCAGCAGACCTTATCACAGGATACCTGGGTAAGGATTTAGTAGTGCAAGAGTTTATTTACAACTCATTTGTGATAATAACTTTAGGCTGTTTCGGTATTGCTGGAATAGAGAAGTTTGCAAAGAAGTAGATTATGAAATGTGAATGTGTAGTATGTAACTGTGGAACAACTTGTGATTGTTTATGTTGCAAATGTAACAAATAGAAATTATGAAGCTATCTAAGAATTTATCTTTAGGAGAGTTTACACACTCTCAAACAGCTAAGAGAAGAGGAATAGATAATACTCCAACTGCTAAACATTTAGAAGCTGCCAAAGCATTAGCAGAGAATGTATTCCAACCTATTAGAGAACATTTCGGTGTACCTATTTTTGTATCTTCAGGATACAGAAGTGATGCATTGAATGAAGCAATAGGAGGCTCAAAGACATCTCAGCATAGTAAAGGAGAAGCAATCGATATTGATATGGATCATAGAAGAGGTCCAGAGAATGAAGAAGTATTTTTCTTCATCAAAGACAATGTAGATTTTGATCAAATGATATGGGAGTTTGGAACTGATACAAGACCAGACTGGGTTCATGTTTCTTACAATAGTGACGGAGAGCAAAGAGGTCAGATCTTAGCAGCTAAAAGAAACTCTAAAGGTAAGACATACTACGAAACCTGGTCGGAATGAAAACTTCAACCCTAACCTTTTTATCTGTTCCTTTAGTGACACTTTCTTTTTTATGCTCTTATTTCTTAGAGCTTTACATGGGTAATGCAGAGCAATACCTCGCCCTTATTGCAGTAGTTTTTATTGATGGTTTCTTTGGTATCATAGCTGGTGTCAGAAGAGAGGGATTCCAAACCAGAAAAGCTGTCAGAGTATTACAAAGAGCAATAGGCTGGGTTTTATTCCTAACAGTAATATTGATGGTAGAGAAAGGTTTTGCAGGAACCAGTTGGTTATCTGAAACTATTATCTTACCTTTCATAATACTACAACTAATAAGTGCCCTGAAGAATGCTTCTATGGCAGGTTTTATCAAGATGGAAGAGCTCAATCAAATCTTAGACCGCATAGACAATCATAAGGGTTTTAGAAAATAAAACTTTTGTATTATGTGGAAGAAGTTTCAAGAAAGAATATTCCCATTCCTTATAGCATTTTCAGCTTTAGCAGTATCAGCTTCAGCAGCATTCTATTCTGTTAGTGGACTGAGTAAGTTATTTGCTGGAGCATCTTTAGAGGTTATTATTATGGCTACCTCTTTAGAGATTTCCAAGTTAGTTATTGTATCTCTACTCTATCAGTACAGGAAGAGTATTCCTAAGTTACTAAAGTATTACCTAACCACTGCAGCAGTTGTACTAGTATTGATCACCTCAATGGGTATCTATGGATTCTTATCAGCAGCATACCAAGAGACTGCATCTAAAGCAGGGACAGTAGATGCTCAGATAAGTTTATTAGAAACTAAAAGAGATAACTACCAACTACAGTTAGAAGGATTTGTTCAAGAGAGAGATGAACTCAACAGTTCTATTTCAGATCTTAGAGAGGGACTTGCTAACAATAAGATACAGTACAGAGATAAGGAAACAGGTCAGATCATCACAACCACTTCTTCCTCTAACAGGAGAACATTTGAGAGACAGTTAGATCAAGCATTGAGTAGACAAGAGATACTAAACAATAGGATTGATGTTATCAATGAAAATGTATTCACTTTAGAAACAGAGATAGTAGAGGTAGAGACAACCTCAGAAGTAGCTGGAGAGTTAGGACCTTTGAAATACTTATCAGGTTTAACAGGTATCCCGATGGATAGGATTATCAACTATCTTTTACTTACTATTATCTTTGTATTTGATCCTTTAGCTATTGCTTTAGTTATTGCAGCAAACTTTGCTTTTGAAAAACTAAAACCTGTAGAGAACATCTATGGAGAGAAGATCAAGGAGACTACTTTGTATGAAGAAGTTGATAAAGAAGTACATAAAGATTTAGAAGAAGAATATTCAGAACCAGGATATGTAATGGATCCAGACGAGTGGGAAGAGTATGAGAAGAGGATGAATGTTATTGGTCAGAATGGGAACACTGGAGAACATTATGAAGAAGAGGACTGGGAAGTAGATCATAGAACACCAGGAATGTATCATAAGGGTAGGAAGATCAAAATGACACCAGACAGTTTAGGTCAAAAGTGGACTGTAATATTTGAAGACTCACCTGATGTTAGAGAAAAGATTTTGAAAAAAGATATAGAAATAGTTGGATAACATCTGATTATTTCTTATATTATAGTTATTACTAAAGATAAAAAGTTATATGGCAAAGTACAGAGTTATAGAGATGCTCCGTCTACAGAGTAAGGCAGACAGAGAAAAGGCATTACTCACTTTAGAGTTACTAACAGAATCTCCAGTAGGTATTGGAGATCATTCTACAGAAGACTTTTACAGCAATGCTGAAGAAGCAATCAAAGCATTAGCAGAAGCTGATGATGTATTAGAAACCCTACACCGTTACTACCCTAACTCAGAGAACTTATGATAGATATTTTTGAAATAGTAGCAGGAATATTTATTTTCTTTCTACTTGTTACTCCTATTATCTTATCGTCTATTTTATTAGCTAAAGGTTTTAGAAGGAGAGTAGATAGAAAAGATAATGTATCTATTGAGCATATTGCTGCTTTAGAACAGAATGATAATCTTATTGTAGAGGACATCAATACTATTTTATCAGAGATTGTAGATAGATTAGATTCTATTGAAGATAGATTAGATAGAGAAGACAGTACTGTAAAGGGATTTGCAAAGAAAGGTAAACAACAACTAAACGACTAATATGTCAGAAGAAACAGTGAAGTATGGCCTCAGTGCTACCGAAATACTTAAGAAAGAGTATCCTACTATTTATGCTGGTTATATGGATATCGTGGAAGAGCAGCTGGAGTTATTTAGCAAAAAGCATCTTGACTACGGTATGCATAATATTACTGCTGGTACTAGCCTTGGAACTGAAGAGGAGAGGGAATTTGCTCTTACAGGACTTTGGTATAGAATGAGCGATAAGATCAATAGATGGAAGAACCTCATCATCAATGACAGAGGAATCAATAACGAACCTTTATCAGACACCTTTCAAGATATTTGCAACTATGCAATCATCTGTCAGTTAGTTGAGAAGGATCAATGGAAAGAATAAGTTATGCCTAAGAAACTACCCAAGGAGGTAAAGTTAGTCTTAGAACACCAACCACATACTATAGATTACAGTAGAGAGAAGAATGTATCAGCATCACAGTTGATGATGTATGATGCTTGTCCTCATCAGTGGAAGTTAGCTAAGATAGATAGACTGCAACAATACAATCCTTCTGTACATACAGTATTTGGAACAGCAATGCACGAGGTTATTCAGGACTGGTTGCATGTTATTTACAATGAAACTGCTAAAGCTGGATCTGAGAGAAATCTTAGAGAGGAGTTGAAGTTGAAGTTGAGAGAGGTTTACGCTAAAGAGAGAAAGAAGTCTAAAGAGGTATTTACTTCTGCAGATGAACTAAATGAATTCTTTTTAGATGGAGTAGAGATCTTGAATCATTTACAGAAGAAGAGAAGTTCTTATTTTTCAACTAAGAATACTTACTTAGCAGGTATTGAGACTGATATTGTTCAAGAGATAGAACCAGGAGTTTACTTCAAAGGATTTATTGATTTAGTTTTCTACAATAAACTCTCAGGAACTTACACTATTATTGACATCAAGACTTCAACCAGAGG